ACAATTATCCTTTCTAGTTTCTCATCCTCGCCACCTCGGGCGGGGCTTTTATTTCCCCCAAAACCCAAACAACCCCTTCCTCCTCTTCTCTCTCCTGTCCAGCTCTTCGTTGATCTGCTCAGTCTGCTGGATGATATGCCGCAGCTCCTCCTCTGACAGTTTCCCCTTGCGGGATTTGGCGTACATCAGGAACGCACGAGCTTCAGAACAGAACGAGTCATCGTCCAGGGACTTGATGCGCTCTACCGTCCATGAGGTGATGTCTTCGTGTTTGAGATGGTTCATATTGATAAGACCTCGGAATTTTGTGAAGTAGTGTGTAGGTGCGTTTTCAAATGGTCAATATTGGGGCGGGGGATTTTTATTGCTTTTCCAGCATTTCTTCCAGCCTGTCTCGATCCCAAAGAATGGTCCTTGTTTTCTCCGCAAGTTCCTTTGCCCCCTTTGTGAAATATCTGTTGGTCATAACTACACCAACATGGCAACCGTAGAACACACGTCCAGCCTCCGCCTCCTGAACGGGCGTATTTCCAAGGTCTTTAGAGTAGCACTTACACTGGATGGCGTATTTAATGCCGTCTTTCTCTGCAAGCACATCGATTCCCTGGTCTCCACTGCCTGGGGTTACTTCTACATTCTCATAGCCGTTTTTCCGCAGAAGATCGGCACACCAATACTCGAAGTCATGGCCTTCCATACTATCTACTATGCCAATACCTTGCTGGTCCATCTGCCATTTCTTTTCTGCATCAATAATGCTCTGAATTTGATCTTCGCCTAGCCCGTACCCATTAGGAACATCAGAATTTAATTGTATCTGGTCTTGTCTCAATAACTCCAAGGTATTACACTCGTGGCACAAAAAACGGAATTGGGCCCATGCAAACTCTTTATTCTCGACACTACATCGATGTTCGTATTCTACCACGTCTTTTTTATACTGTATGATTCTTGACTTGACATGCGGATTATCGTATTTGTACACCCCTTTGTGCTCATCAACAATTTCGTCTGCACTTCGCGCTATGGCATCGTGCAGATGTTTTTGAAATTCGCTCTCAAATTTCCAATACTCAGCAGTCAAATTTCCTTTTAGGTTAGATATTCTACCATTCATTGCAGAAAGCTTTTTAAAGGCATCTAAAAGGAGGTCGTAATTTTCTATAAAGGCAGATATACTCCTTGCCTTATTCGCGGCATTTGCATATAGTTCAGCATCGAGGAAAATATCCATCGCCAATTTTTCGCGGCTTCGCTTAAAAAATGGGACCTTAAATGGTTCCACCCCAATGCACCACCATTTCTAACTAAAAATACAGTTCTGTCGCCAGATTCCCATGTGTGTACCAGCAGACAGCTTTCTTCATAAAATCTTCAGTGACGTGGAAGTAGTCCGCTAAGTCCCACATCTCTGTATGTCCGTCAGCAATGGCTTCGTCCAATTCTTGCTCCGAAACAAATTCATTGATTGCCCACTTGTCTGCACGATTTTCATGCTTCCGCCTTACATCACAAGTCGCATACTCGTTATAGAAACTACCTGTCACGCTATGCCCAAGTTCGTGCCCCAGCTTCATTTTTTCATCTAGCTCCGAAGCTAATTTAAATGGATCGATTGCAATATAGCAAGTCCCATCGCTATCCATGACCGAAAGGGCCTCCCGCTTTTTCAGTTCAAAGCAATCTACCGCAATATCATTATCTTCCGCAAGACGGTATAGGCCCATCAGGTCCATCATTTTTTCTTCTTCCTTTCCCGGACAAAGGCGGCGTATCGCTTTACGTCGTCCAGGTCGTCTTCGTCCACGTCGTCGGAGTCGCCCCACAGGGCAAACATAATATCGTCGTCGCTGACTATGCGCTCACCATCGGTGGGTGCTTTTTTTGTTTCTTCGCCAGTTAAAAGATAATCAACAGATACTTTAAAATATGTTGCGATTTTTGCCAGTTTATCTGCTGATAGGCTTTCGATTCTTCCCATTTTAAGGTCTGAAATATTCCCTCTGCTGATTCCTAAATCCGTACACATTTTCCCAGGTTTTATCCCGTTCTCAGAGCATAAGGAAAAAATTCTTTCGTACAAGTTGTTCATAATTAAGTACTCCGTTTTGTGCATGATCACAAAAGCACTTAATTTCGTGCGAAACTATTGACTTGCACTTAATCTAGTACTATAATGCAGTCATGGCAAGCACGAAATAAAGTACAATGTTTGGTGGTGCTTACATATTAGTACAATATTAAGTACTTGTCAACCATAAATGTACGGAAGGAGGTATTTTCGTGGATTCATGCAAATTCACGCCGTTTGGTTTGTGCGTAAAGACGGAGCTATTGAAGCGTGGCAAGACGCAGAAGTGGCTCGAGGAGGAGATCACAAACCGGACGGGGCTTTTTGCAGACAGCGGGTACATGGATAAGATTTTAAAGGGAAAGCGTAATGCCCCTAAGATTGTCCAGGCCATCAGGGATATTTTGGAGATTCAGGATTGCAGTCAGGATACCAGTTCAGAAGCACAATAAACCGGACTATTCCATGAAAATGGAAAAATAATCCGCCCCCTGACGGGGCGGGGAATGAAGTGGGGGAAAACACATGTGGCTTTGGTTAAAAGAAAACCACCCCATAATCCATGAGGTGGTCCAATGGTCTGTATTTGCAATGGCAGTTGCGGCGCTTGTTAATAGCTGCATTATCCTTTCAGCGCAATAAAAGAGGCCCTGCCCCTGACGGGGCGGAGATGAAAAGGGGGTGAACCGCTTGAACAAATTAGTAAGCACCGAAGATGGTGTTTTTCTGAACGGAGTAAGGCTGAATTTTGTAACTCAATTAGATGTCAAAAATATCAGCCCCGATGGAGTGATGGAAGCAGTCATTCACATCGAAGTCCATGAGGCTGATATTCAGCACAAGGTTACATGAATGGGATCGCACCTTTAATCTTTCCAAGCCAGTCCAAAACCTGGGAAATTCCGTTTGGAAATCGACTTTCCATGTAGACAATAGCTTGATCTGTTAGAGAGAATCCACCATACAGATAGGAACGAACAAATCCAGCAGCTTTTAGTTCTCGAAGTGTGTCTCGTACATCATCTCTGGAAAACTCATCAGTTAGAGACTTCGGCCAATCTGTTGTTTCTGCATACGCTTTTGCAGATGCTTTTGAAACACCGTGTTCCCGCCTAAATAGATAATCCTCATAAATCAAGCAAATCAACTTGTCTGCATCTTTTGTAAGTTTTACTTCCATAATCTCACCTCCCTCCTAACCGCTTATATTTTATCACGGCATAGGAAGGGGGACAACCAAAACGTCGCATCCGCGGCAGAAAGGAGACGTTATGACGCTGGCAGAAATCAAGGCCATGGACAAAGATGTCCTTCTTCCAGCAGAGGCAGCCGGGCCGCTTGGTTGTAATCCACACTATATCCGAGTAGCGGCAAAGAAGAGGCCGGAACTCCTCGGGTTCCCTGTAACACTGATTGGGAACCGGGTAAAGATCCCGCGCCTTGCTTTCATCCAGTACATGGAGGGAACCTTGGAAAATGAGGATGCCCCGCCCGTGGTGGCACACGGGAGAGGGCGAGGAGGCGAAAGAGTTGACGTTTGACAAAAAGACATGGGAAAACCGCGGACAAGGGAAATTTCTCCGTGGGTTCCGAATTTGCGTCCGGCAGTACAACCAAGGACGTGACGCTAATTTCTACCTCGAAGCATGGGGTGATAGCTTACACGGTAAACCGGCCCCGTCGGTCGGGAAGACGATCCACGGGAAAGGACCCACAGCAAGAGACGCTGCCATTTCCGAGGCGCTTAAGCTTGCTTCGAGTGGCATCTACACAGAATAAAAGCGCCCCGGCCGGCGCACCACCGCCGACCAGGGCTAGCAAACCTGATTGAAAGCGGCAGTCAGGCTTGATAGAACAAATGTACCATGTTCTTTCGAGCCTGTCAAGAGGAAGGAGAAAGAATATGGATGAGAAAAGTACAATAAAAGACCTTGAGCGTCAGGCCAGCAACACTAAACTCCTGATGGACCGCTTGACCCGGGCGGCCTATGGCATGACGTTTGATGAGCTGATCCGGTATATGGGGAGGCGTGACGATGACGCCGAATGAGGCCATCCGCCGGATCACCCAGCGAGCTATGGAGCGGCACCGGCTCTCACAAAGGGGCCTTGCCCATGAGATCGGATGCGGCGAAGGCTCTATTGCAAAGATCTTGGACGAGCAGGAGGTTCGTCTCACTCAGGAGCAGTGGTTTTATTTGATGACATTGGGAGGGAAACAGCTTGCGTGATTGGATGCTCGTGGGCGCATACGCCTGCATTATTGTAGCAATGGCGCTGATAATTTGGGACATATGGGACAGGAGAAAGAAGAAATGAAGAAATATGAGCTTACCTCTGAGACGAAAAACGTTTTTGGACACATCTTATATCGCATCAAGGCGCTTTCCTCGTTTGGCTGTGTTTCCGCTGGAGATTTAGGAGGTTTTTTGGAAAGCGAGAAAAACCTAAGCCAAAATGGCGACGCCTGGGTGTACGGCAATGCCGAGGTGTACGGCGACGCCTGGGTGTACGGCAATGCCAGGGTGTACGGCAATGCCGAGGTGTACGGCGACGCCTGGGTGTACGGCGACGCCAGGGTGTACGGCGACGCCTGGGTGTCCGGCAACGCCGAGGTGTACGGCGACGCCAGGGTGTACGGCGACGCCAGGGTGTACGGCAATGCCGAGGTGTCAGAAATCGGCGCTATATTTTGGATCGGGGCTATTGGATCTCGAAACGATACGGCAACATTTTTTCGTTGCAGGGATGGATCTATTAAAGTCGTTTGCGGCTGCTTCTTTGGAAATCTTGATGAGTTTGCGAAGAAGGTCCGTAAGACTCATGGGGATAACGACCATGCAAAGGTCTATATGCTGGCTATTGAGATGGCAAAGATCCGCATCGGCGATAAAAAGGAGAAAACAGAAGAATGAGAACACGAGAAGAGCGCCGCCAGAGGGCCCGAGAGGTCCGGTGGATGATCGGAGTAGGAGCAATACTCTGCTTGACCTTCTGGGGCGGTATGGCATTTGCTTTTTGGGTCATGGGGTGATGAAATGGAGAACATCGAACATCCAGACATCACCGCTGCCATGCGGACGGGGTATCCATCGTGGGACAATCCCTATTTGATGGCGAAGTGTGATGAACTGTTAGATTACATTGAAGATGAGAAGTGGGGAGACAGAATCCCTGGAGGTTGGAATGGATAAGAAAATTATTTTGACCGTCCACCGACCAGAGCCGTCTTTCTGTGGTGTGGTCAAGCTAGACAGACAGGCGGAAGCGCTGGTAAAACAGCTTCAACGTGAAACTGGAATGACAGCAAAATACATTGTTTCTCAGATTATAATCCAGGGGTTTGACTTGGTAGAAATCAAGGAGGATAAAGAGTAATGATTGTAAAACCTGAAAACATGGATTTTTCCAACAAGAACATCATCATGATTATCAGCGGGTTGCCTGGAGTCGGCAAAACTACGCTGTCCCTATCCGCACCGGATGTGGTTCTGGTAGATGCTGATGAAGGTATGGCCCGTGTCAAGCCAGAGCATCGAAAGGACAGTTCTATGGTCAAGACCTACGAGGAGTTGCTGGATGACATCAGGAGTTTTGAAGGGCACTACAAGACGGTAGTCATCGATACCTGTGGGGCACTCATCGACTTGATGAAAGACTGGGCCATGAGAAATGAACCCTCTGCCAGTAAGAAATCTGGAGGATTTTCCCAACAGGGTTATGGCTTTGTAAAGACTGAGTTCCTGCGTCTCTCCGCCGATCTTCGTAAAAAGTTCAATGTTATATTCCTCTTTCACGCCGCCAAGGATCGGCAAGGAGACGATATCTTCTATGACATCGTATGCGAAGGCTCTGCCAAGACATTGGTCTGGCAGCCCGCCGACCTGGGTGCTTACCTCCATATCGTCAACGGGGAGAGATATCTGGGGTTCACCCCCACCATGAACTATAACGCCAAGGCAGCCTATGGTATCAAGGGGCTTATCAAGGTCCCAGAGTTGAAGGATGGAGAGCCCAATGACTTCTTGACTCGTTTGTTCTTCCAGGTCAAAGCGAATATTGCAGCTGAAAAGGCGGCTCTTCAGCCCCAGCAGGAACAGTATGAGGAGACGATGGCGGCCGGCCGGCTCGCCATAGAGGCGATTGAAAAGCCGGAAGATGTGAGCGAAGCCATGAGTGCTATCAAGGGCTTGACCCATGCATTGACCAGCGAACGGGAACTAAAAGCGGCCCTTTTTGAGCGGCTGAAAGCACTTGGGATCGTTTACAGCAAGGAGAGCAAAACCTATGAGTGGGCAAAGCAATAAGTTCCTGCTGACGCAGAGCTTGTTGTCCTCATGGCAATATGCAATCAAGGGCGGGGGGATGGATGAATTTTTATCCACTCTCCGCCGGGAGAAAAAGCCCCAATCAAAGGCCATGCTGGACGGCATACGCTTTGAAAACATGGTCCACGCAGTTAGTGAAGGGGCTGAAATCGGACCGGAGCAGGAGTGGTACAAGCCGGTGCTGGAAATCTGCCAAATTATCGCCCAGGGTCAGTATCAAGTTAAGGCATCCCGCCCGCTGGTAGTGGACGGCGTAGAGTTTATCTGTTACGGAATCCTAGACTTTTTGAAGGCTGGGGTCATTTATGATACCAAGTTTAGCCGGACATACCATGTGGGGAAATATCTTGACAGTCCACAGCACCCTATGTATTTCTACCTCTGCCCGGAGGTCCAGCGCTTTGAGTACATTATCAGCGATGGGAACTATATATACCGGGAGGCGTACAGCCCGGAAGATACGGTCCCTATTGAAAACACTGTCCGGCAGTTTATGCGTTGGATGGATAAGACAAGTCTGGTGGACCTGTACTGCCAGAACTGGAGGAGCAGATATGCCTAAATTCATCATTCATTTCATCAAGAGCCGCAAAACATGTAAAGGGCTTTGTGTTATCTGTAAACATTATAAGAAGTGCAAGGAGGACTTGAGATATGAGTAACTGGGACAGCTATCAGCGTGAGGAGCGCACCCGTCTAACGCCCGGGGATTACCGGGTTGAGATCGTCAGCGTAGATGAAAAAGAGAGCAAAGCCGGAAACCCCATGCTGGTGATTGGGATTCGGCCCAATGGAAGCAGCATTACGATCAACCATTATATCGTGCAAGGGAATGAATGGACTAATAGGAATCTGACGGAGTTTTTTGACTCCTTTAATATCGATGATGGAGACTTCACCTTGCCTACCTGGATCGGGGCTGTTGGAGCTGCCCGGCTAAAAGAGGACGATAAGGGGTATCTGAAAGTTCAGTATTTCATCAGCAAAGACCGTGCAGAAAAGCTCCCTCCTTGGGACGGGAAACTGCCAGAGCGGCAAGAACTGACCAGACTGTCCGATCTTGAAGATGAATCCGAACTGCCGTGGAACTGAGGTGGTTCAATGATGACCCACTACACAGACGCGGAGATCAAGCAAAAGCTGAAAGAGCTGGTAGTTATTACTGACAGCCGGGAACAGGTTCACCAGCACATTATTTCTTGGCTAGACAAGCACAACATCCAGCACAAGAGCCGGGCTTTGGAGACCGGAGACTACTCCGTTATGCTGGGTGACACTACTTTTGAGGACGAGGTTGTGGTGGAGCGCAAGGCTAACCTGGACGAGATTGCGGGGAACTTTACATCAGGCCGTGAGAGGTTCGAGCGGGAAATGATCCGGGCAAAGGCCGGAGGCATCAAGATCTTTCTGATCGTGGAGAACGCCTCCTGGACTGACATCTTCTTGCATAATTATCGGTCAGATCTAAAACCGCAGAGTTTCGCCGCTACGCTCCTGTCCTGGCAGGCCCGGTTCAACCTGACAATCACTTTCTGCAAGCCCTCTGAGACAGCTCAAATCCTTTACAGTACCCTCTATTACTGGGTCAGAGATCGTTTGAAGCGGGGGTGAGGGTATGGACATGGCCTCTGATATCCGCAGCATGCTTACCGCCCAGCAGGTGGCGGAGCACTATGGGTTTGAGGTCAACCGCTCTGGCTTTATGAAGTGCCCCTTCCACACAGGGGACCGCACCGCCAGTCTGAAACTGTACGATGGAGAGAGCGGATTTCATTGCTTTGGCTGCGGAGCACACGGCTCCATCATTGACTTCGTAATGCGCCTCTTTGACCTGAATTTCCGTCAGGCGGTGCTCCGGATCAACGCAGACTTTCACCTGGGCCTTACCTCCAGTAAGCCGGACCGTGCAGCCCGTTCAGCGGCCCTGGAGGCCCGGCGGGAGGAAAGGCGCAAAAAGGATCAGGCTGACGAGAACTTTCGCTACATGGCCTATGAACTGCACTACTGGAAGGATGTTCTGGAGATTTTCCCACCAGTCCGTCAAGGCGATGATGCTTACTATCATCCATTATATGTCGAGGCCGTCAAGCGCCTCCCGTATATCGAATACTGGCTTGACGACTTTATTGAGAAGGGAGGCAAGGAGCATTGGATGAAGTGCCCGCTTATACCCGCGATGACTATTTGACGACCACCAAGCCGTTTGAATATTTATACGCACACAAAGAAAATAAATTTGAGATGAAACAGCTCTTGGGCCGCATGTCCGCTCAGGCACAGACTGTTGGCATTCGCAATCTGGCCGCGCTGTTCAAGGCATACATGGAAACCGTCAGCGGTACAGTCACCCCAGGATACAACAAAACGGACTTTTCCGGTCAGGAAATGGAACTGGACTGCGGCGGGTGGTCAGCCTCGGACACCGGCATTTACGGCACCGACAAAATGGGCTTCGAGGTGGTGGCCTGCTATCACCCCATCATGCCGGTTCAGCGTCTTGTGAACATTGACACAGGTATCCACAAGGTTAAGCTAGCGTTCAGCCTGGGCCGCCGGTGGGGAAGTGTGATTGAAGATAGGAACGTGATTTCTGATAGCCGATCCATCATCGGCCTTTCTAAGTACGGAATTATGGTCAACAGCGAGACGAGTAAGCCGTTGGTTCGATATCTGGCCGACGTGGAACAGCTTAATTACGAACAAATCCCAGAGGTTTCCAGTGTTGGCCGGCTGGGATGGATCGATGACTATGGTTTTTCCCCTTACGTTGAAGACTTAGTTTTTGATGGAGAGGAGGAGTACCGGACCCGGTTTGAGAGCATCCAGGAGCACGGGAGACGTGACGTGTGGCTGGATATTGTCAAGGCGGTGCGTTCCGGAAAGACGCCGGGAAACGTGATTGCTCGGATCGTACTGGCTGCCTCTTTCGCCTCCGTTTTAGTAAAGCCTTGCAACTGCCTCCCATTTTTTGTCCACCTATGGGGCGGTACGGAAACGGGCAAGACCGTTGGTTTGTTATTGGCGGCCAGTGTATGGGCAGACCCGGAAGTCGGAAAGTACATCCAGACATTCAACGCAACAGAGGTTGGCAAAGAACTTGGGGCCGCTTTCTGCAACTCCATCCCGCTTATCATCGATGAACTGCAACTAATCAAGGACAACCGAAAAGACTTCGACCGGATGATTTACCAGTTGTCTGAAGGCGTGGGACGTGCCAGGGGACGGAAACAGGGTGGACTTCAGAAAACCCCGACTTGGCGCAACTGCATCATCACAACAGGTGAGTTCCCTATCATATCTCCCAACAGTGGAGCAGGGGCGGTGAACCGGACCATTGAGATCGATTGCCATGCAGAGCACTTGTTTGATGATCCTAAGCTGGTTGCGACCACACTTTACAGCAACTATGGATTTGCTGGAAAAGAGTTTGTGTCGTGGCTTATGGAGGATGGAGCTTTTGAGCGTGTACAAGCCCTTCAAAACGATATGCAGGAGCATCTTAAAACTGGAGACACGATGGACAAGCAGACGGCCTCCGCAGCTCTCATTTTGGCGGCTGACAGACTTACCGAGGAATTGATTTTCCAGGATGGCATTCTGCTCCGTCCAGAGGATATACAACCATATCTCGTTTCCAAAGAGACAGTCAACCAGAATGGGAGAGCCCTTCAATACCTCTATGATTTTATCAATATCAATCAATCCCGGTTCAGCCAGGACGCAGACCGGCAGGGCGAGGTATGGGGCAGCATTGATGATGATTATGTCTATATTATTCGGTCTAAATTCGATCAGATTATGTCTGAAGAAGGATACAATGCCTCCGCATTTCTAGGATGGGCGAGAAACACGGGTAACATCAAAGTCGGGAAGGACGGAAAGCCAACCATCGTAAAAAAGATAAATGGACACTCATGTCGCCTTGTTGCTATCAAATTGAATGAAAATGACAACATTTTTGAAGAATATAGCGATGAACTGCTTCCTTGAAAGGTTACCCGGTTACCCAAGTTACCCTATTTTTGATATGTTTTCTAAAAAAAATATTTTGCGAAAACAAAAAATATTTTTTCTAAGTGTAAATTTTTCGGGTAACCGGGTAACCGAACCTTGAAACCGTTGGGAGAGTAAGCGTTGAGCGGTTACCCTATGTTGGTAACCTTCGGTAACATGGGTAACGAGGAGGAGAAATGATGGTTTTCCCATATGAGACAGAAGCGGCTAACGGAGAGCCGATGCCTGATGGATTATCATTGGTGGATCAATGCGCATTTTATTTTCTCCAGACAATGTATCGAGGATTACGTACAGGATCAAAGGATAGAGATCAGGCTATCAAAGAGAAGGGACAAATGACTTATCAATATAACAAGGAAAAATGCATTATGGAAAGTTGGAGGAAGATGGGCGATTTCTGGGCAGAGACATACAGACAGGTTGAAGCCGCCCAAACTGCTTACCGAAAAAACCGTACATTAGCGAATGCTGACAGATTGATTGCAGCGCTGGATGGAGTACGGGTATGACCTGGAGGCAGATCAACGGCTATCAATACCCTTACCGCATTAACGAGGAGGCCCAGGTCCAGAAGTGGGACGGAAAACAGTGGATCGATATCAGGGCAAGAATCAGCGGAAACCGGGCGGTGGTCTACCTGCGGACAGTGGAAGGGAAACAGTACAAGGCGGCTCTTGTGCGGCTAATGGATGATGCCTTTTGGGAAGGCCGGGCAAAGCGGGATGGACTACATATCACACACCGAAACGGCGTCAAGCTGGATTGTGAGCTGAGAAATCTTGTTGCGGTCAAACCAGGACAGGCTGGGCGAAAATATCATGGACGGCCCCATAAAAGGCCCGTTATTCGCCTGGACCTGCACGGGAATGAAGTGATATATCCAAGCGTCACCGATGCGGCCAGGAAGAACAGCTTGTCTATCTCTGCTATGGACAGGAGGCTATACCATGGTGTGCTAGACCCCAGAGGATATCGGTTCGAGCTTTTGAATCAGCGTAGAAAACGAAAGGAGAAAACAGCATGATCGAGGACGTTCGGGCTGCCCTCCTGGGCGACCACGAGGCGGCGAAGCGGCTGACGGAGGCGGGGGTGCTGGTGCCGTGTATGTGTGGCGGAAAAGCCGGAATTGTTTGTTTTGAAAAGCGCGGAGCCCTGTCTGGAGATATGGGATATTTGGCATCAATTAAATGCCGGGATTGCTGGATGGAACTGAGACGGTGGGCGTTGAAAAAGAAGTGGGCAAAGGATTCAGCCCTCCTCGCCTGGAACACCCGCGCGCCGATCCTGAGCGCGGAGGAGATGGAGATGCTGGAGGGAATGAAAAGTGGCGATTAAGAATTATACGACCACCATTGATGTCTATAAAAGCCTGGGGGAAATCCAAGGGGCACTTGCCAGCCATGGGGCACGGAAGATCATGGTAGACTATGACGCGGCGGGGCATCCCATTGGTGTTATGTTTGGCATTGAGACACAGGACGGGCCACGCGGGTTCGCACTCCCGGCCAATGTGGAGGGCGTTCGAGCGGTATTCGCCCGACAGAAAGTGAAAGCAACTCCGGGGCAGGCCGAGCGCACAGCCTGGCGCAACGTGCGGGACTGGATTATGGCACAGATGGCGATTATCGAGGCCGGACAAGTCCAGCTCGACGAGGTGTTTTTGCCTTATTTGACAGACGGGAAGGGCCGGACGCTGTACCAGCTCTATCAAGGCGGATACTTGGCGCTTGGGGATGGAAAGGAGGCCCAGCCATGACGCGGGAAGAAGCGGTTGAGATTCTGATGACAGCAAGGGAGATGTATCCTGGAAAATCGGTAATCAGGGACGCATTTACGCTGGCCCTCTCTGCCCTCCGCCCCGTCAGCCGGGAGCAGTTATCTGAGTTTAAGACTTGCGATCTGGTAGACGAACTAAGAAAGCGTGAGGGCGTAGAAACACACATCGCAGAGCCGTACCAAGATGTGACAGTCTCAGTAAACGGCCCTGCGGTGGTGCTGGTAGTTATAGATTAGACCCTGGAATATCCATACCTACCCTTGATAAATGAGTGGAAGTATTTTCCGTGGGACCCTGCGGACATGAGCCCAGCATATACAGACTGCGGGACACCGAAATAGGCGTAGGTGCCACCCTTATGAAATGAGATGTAGAGAGTCCCATTTTCATATCCGATACTGGCTATGTCCGTTGAGGAAACTGGATGCATGACCATGAAATCACCTCACTTTCCGCGCAGTTAAATAATACTACACAGAATGGAGGATTTGTAGATATATGGGGAAAATCAGCCGGGAGCAGGTGGAGAAGATGTGGAGGGGAGAATGGAAACGGGATAAATGGCCCAGCGGAACACACCGAATTATTTGTAACAGATGTGGAGAATGAAACGGGAAAACTACAAACTTTTGCTCTCATTGCGGCGCTCCCATGACGGACGAGGCCGTGGAGATGGTGATGGAGAGATTGGAGGCGTTGAAAGATGGACCGGAACAATAAAACTATTCAGTTAGCAAAGAAAGCTGCTGATGCATGGAGGAGCACTGACACATATCATCAAGCGGCTCAAATCATTGATATGCTGATCTCTGCATTGGAGGGAGATCCCACCCTCACACCGCCGAACGAGCCGCTGACGTGCGTGGGGTGTATATATGAGCCTGATTGCCCATCTGAAATTCATTGTCATGGGTGTGCAAGGATATTTGTAGATCATTACCGCCGCCCGCCGGAGGGAGAGGCATGAACGAAAATATTCGAGTTTTATTTGAGATGGGCAAAATTGAAGAGCCTAACGAGGAGTTGGCAAGGAATTTTTGCAGAGCCAGTAAAATCGGGACATACAAGTGCGCTGTGACGACTCGTTTTGGTTTTTCCTGCGATCTATGCCTCGAAGAAGAGCTATTATATCTAAAATCCGTTGGAGTACATACAGTCGCGTCCTGTTGTGGGCATGGGAACTCAGAGCTTGCCTCAATTCTAAGCGCTGGGGAGACCAGCAGGGAGGCCATGCAGAATATGGGCTATGAGTTGATAGGTAATCTCTATGGGCGTGATAACTGGAGACCGAAATCAATGCTATTATATGACCCGCCGGAGGGAGAGGAGGAACCCTGATGTCAAAAGAAAGAACTGATCCAAGCGGTGATGCCAGAAATCCTCTCAATCAACAGGCCAATAATCGCACCAAGAAAAACCAGAAGCACTTGAAATATGCGCTCTCGCTTATTTTCGGAGTCGTTCTTGGACTCTTGCTTGGCGCGATACTCGAACTCCGCTAAAGCATCTTCGCCGCGTGGAGTGAGACGCCAGGATGTGGGATTGATGGATAAATCGTCTGGGGAACCTTCTGTACGATAACTGTTTGGCTCGATATATTTTTGTTCCCGAAAATATCTCATACGACTATCCATTTTCCCGCTGACTGGTCCGGAGCGAAATTTAAGAAGCGCATTGTAATTTTCGTCTGACAGCATATATATCACCTCGCGCCGATTATACCACAAGGAGGAAGAGATGGACATTGAGAAGCTGATTGAGCAGTTAAAGAGCGCCGCAGGAGGACCAGAAGGCATTAAGATGTGCCACGCCGCCGCCACCGCCCTCTCCACGCTCCAGGCCGAAAACGAGCGATTGAAAAACAAATTGTCCGAATTGGCACACTTTCCGTTTGACGAGCCTGGGATCGGAGAGCGAACAAGGCTGATGGCCGAAAATGCAGAACTGCGGGCCGAGCTGGAGCAGGTGAAGCGGGAGAATGAGACCCTAAAACATGCATTACAAAATTGGCACGAGGAGGTCTGACATGGAACGCGCAACACAGGAAGATGAACGCGGCTATTATCTTGTTGGGGATGGCATTTACAGTGATGAGGGAACTCCAGAGAAATTCCGGGGTGACGATGTTGACCGCCTCGCCGCCTACGAGGACACGGGCCTGGAGCCTTGCGACTATTCCGCCATGGCCCACGCTCTGGAGCAGGCGGAACGAGCCAGAGAAGATCTGACAGAAATGATCCGCCAGATTGGGGCAACGGGGCTTGACCGCCTCCGCGAACTGGCTCAGGCGGACCAGGAGGGGAAAATCCCGAAGTACACCATAGACGATACAATTTATGACCGCTTTGGCGATGCCTGGGAGGTTAGAACGGCAGAACTCCATCTCCTTGGTGAAAAGCCTGACTGGATGTACAGGTGTGGTCACGCGGGAACAGATGATTACCGCGCTCTGTGGTCATTTGAGATTTTGACCAGCGAGGAGGCCCAGGCCGCACTACGGAGGGAGCAGGATGAAAAAGGAGGAAGCTCAGAATGATATTTTTCGCTGGCCTGAATTTCTTTCTGGCGGCACTGAATGTTTACTATGGGATAAACGGAACTGGTAATACCGCGCTGAATTGGGCCGCAGCAGTTTTTATTTTTGGGTTTGGCCTTATTCAAATCGCATTTTACATTGTAAGGGAGAATAAGCGATGAAAGAGTACATCGAGAGGGCGGTCGCGCTGGATGTGGTCAAGCGAACCAGCGGGGATTATGTTGCGGCGTGGTCAGAGATTGTACACCTCCCCGCCGCCGACGTTGCGGAGGTCAGGCACGGGAGATGGATTTTTGAACCAGGGAAAATCCCGTATTGTTCGGAGTGCAAAGAGTACAGCGATGATGGAGACAAGGGTGCTGCTTTCTGCCCGTGGTGCGGCACTCGCATGAACAAGGAGGCCGCTCATGACTAAGTGCTGCGCCACCTGCCAATGGTGGGACGGAGATCGCTTTTGTGATTGCCCTGACAACGGGGTATTTTTAACACATGGAAATGACACCTGTGCCAACTGGAAAGCTGAGGAATGCGCCACCTGCGCCTGGTACGAGGACTTCCAGGGCGTGTGCTGTAACGGAGATTCCACACACCGCGCCGACTTCATAGAACCGGATCAGCGGTGCAGGGAATGGGAAAGGAAGGAGGACGGCCATGAGCAGTGAACTGTGGCTTGGCTATGTGGTGGAGGATGATATGCCGGAGACGGCAAAACATAAGGAGGAGGCCAACATGGACAAACCGAGAATTTGTGAGGTGCTGGGTGACGAATTTGAAAAAATCTGTGAGGCAGTACATAACGAATGGTGGGAAGAGAAGAAACGCCAGGGAATTGATGACCATCCCGATATGCTCCCGTACCAAGAACTGCCGGAGAATGTCAAAGAGTATGACCGCGTGACTGTACGACGTGTTTTGGAGGCACTGGGCATCAAGTATCCACGCAAGCCCCACTTCACCCAGCAGGAGGTGGAATCAGCAAAGATAATTAGCGTGCTGTTCCCCGAAGCAACACACATTGAGCGGTTGCGAGGCAGTAAAGTTTTAGGCATAACTGGAGCCGAAGATGGGTGGATTGCAGATATTGAAAGCTCGCTATTTCCAGAAATCAAGTCAGGTCAGTCCGTCACCCTTGACGAGATCATCGGAGGTGTGGAATGAGCGAAGAAAATTTTGCAGTGCCAGACGAATATTTGGTCAGCGTTTTTGGAGATCGGCCAGACATGGTCCAACACCCGCCCCACTACACCGCCGGGTCTGTCGAGTGCATAGACGCGCTAGAGAGCATGGTCATGGGATACCAGGACACAGTGCAGGCCGGTCTGGCATGGCAGGCGGTCAAGTATATCTGGAGGTCTCCGCTCAAAGGAAATCAAGCACAGGACCTGGACAAAGCACTGTTTTATCTGAATAGGCTGAGAGAGAAGGTGAAGGAATGAACGTTATCGAAAACGACGTCCGAGCCCTGGTGGACAAGGAGCTTACCGCCGCCAACGAGCGGTTCCCGCAGTTCCGTAGCCAACACGAGGGCTATGCTGTGATCCTGGAAGAGTTCGACGAAGCAAAAGAACAGTTAGAAGCCGCAGAGCTTTTTTTGGACCATATGTGGGACAGCGTCAGGCACGACAGCCCAGCGAAACTGTCGGCAGAAAGTATGATGATGTTTTCCATCAACGCCGCTTGTGAGGCCATCCAGGTTGCGGCCATGTGCCGGAAGTTTATGGGGATGGAGGGAAAGAGATGAGAGAAATCCTTTTCAAAGCCAAGCGGCTGGATAATGGAGAATGTGTAGATGGATTCTACTGCTGTATTGGGCCAGCCGGTCAAGAAAAGCACTACATTATTCCGGAATATGCCTCTGCGTTCTATGGAGTTGAGGTTGACCCCTCCACGGTCTGCCAGTACACCGGCCTGACCGACAAGAACAGGAAGAAGATTTTTGAGGGAGACATCATCCGCTGGACGAACTGGAGGGGCGAACAAAAAGAAGCCCCTGTATGCTATGACCCAGAGTGGAATAGATTTTGCGTTTGGCTGAATGGCGCTGAAAGTATGGGCGTAAACAAGCATCTTTCAACTGGCGGAATTGAGATCATTGGTTCCATCCACGACGGGGAGGGCGACGACGATGATTAAACTGCTCCTTTTCCTGGGAATCATCCTGTCTATTGTCAAAGCAAATGGATGGTTTATAGTACCGATGCCTGTTTTGGTTTTCTGCTGGGTGATGAGTTTTGTTTGTTGGCTCATTTATTCGTATGCTCTTGGTGTAGGCGAAGGAGCCGCAAAAGAGATGAAGAAGCAAATTCGAGACGGGGAGGGCGGACAGTGTGAGTGAGTGGATTAGCGTTGAGGAGAGGTTGCCGGAGAAAAAGCAGGATGTACTTATGGCGTTCGAAACAGGGAATATGGCAGTCGGATGGTGGCACGATGCAGATGAACATATCACGTTTTGGTGTGCATATACAGATGATGGGTTTTATACTGACTGTGATTGCATCCCAACTCACTGGATGCCCCTCCCAGAAAGCCAGAAGGAGGGATGCGATACGAACGGAGAAGCAAAAAAATATACGGCGGAAGAAATTAAGGAATTAGCAAAGAAAGCATTTGAGGCTTGACAAGCTGCTTGTTTTATATTATGATATAAAGGGGATATATAGGTAAAATGAAATATAGTAATCCTACATGGGAGCCTTACTTCAAAGACATCGCTCCTATTCTATCAAAACTCTACTTTATGACCAACTCAGGAACTATCAAATACATTGTGGCGACTATGATTTTCAAGAAGATGTCCTTTCTCGAATGGAGGAACGAACATTGGACTTAACAAAATACGAAATGGAAACTATCTATAACTACAATCAGGAAGAGCCTCTTGCCTCCTGCTACACGATGGACCGTGCCCTGATCCGCCGATTAGATGTACTTGCCGAAAAACACAAAGAAATTACTTTACTTAGAAGTGGTGAAGGAATGAGGGAATATACTTTCCCAAAGAAGTGGATTAAAGTCCGCGTCCCAAAGAAACTATCGGACGAACAGCGTGAAAACATGGCAAAGAGAGCGAGAGAGAGGTTTGGGTTTGCGAAGGAAGGTGACAACTCTGAGCAAGAATGATACGACTATGGAGCAAGGGAAAACTATCGTAAAGGCAAGGGGCCGTGGAGGCAAAGAGAACTTTCCAAGCGTCATATCTGGAGCAAAGGCAGAAGATATATCCCGCTGTATGGGTAACTGTATGATGTTCTATGATAGACCCATTGTTAAATCCGATGAAGAGTGCAGAGAGCGACTATATGAGTTCTTTGACACCTGCCAAAAAACAGGACAGTTGCCTACTGTTGAGAAGATGGTCATGGCATTAGGGACTATCAAGCAGACGGTTTGGAACTGGGAAAATGGGATTGGGTGCAGCTCTGTGCGCATGGACCTCATTAAAAAAGCCAAAGGATTTATTGCATCTTTTGAGTCTGAAATGGTCACAGAGGGCAAAATTAACCCCGTTGTTTACATTTTTAGGGCAAAGAACTATTTCGGCATGAAGGATCAGCAAGAGGTCGTCCTGACACCAAATCAACCCCTCGGCGACTCTCCCGACCAAAAGCAGCTTGAAGAGCGGATCGCCGGGTCTGTGGTGGTGGAGGAATAGCGACTATGGCAACGACTATCGACTATGGTAGCGACTATGGCACAGATTCCATCGACTATCAAACGACTATGGCTGAAGATTCGCCAATGGCTATCGACTATGACAGACTCTCGCGCGGGAAGCTGTGCCCGCTCAAAGCTACTGAGCCGCCCGATCTGGACGCAATACTGAGGGTTGGCGCGATAAAGTGCCGCACTGATGGCGAGCCGCCCCGCGTGGAGTATATCGGCGGGCAGTGTGACGGCCCCCGCTGCGCCTGGTGGGATGCGATGGCGGAGCGCTGCGCCGTCCTCTCCCTGGCCCGGAACAAATGACAACGCCCCGGCTTGCTCCTAGCGGAGTGGGCCGGGGTTGCTTTATGACCTGCTGGCCGCTCTGTGGGACGCTGTAGGCCGTTTAGGGTCGCGGGAGTATAGGGATACTTCCAGACGCTAAAAGCCGCTCTACGGGCCTGTAAATGGCCTTTACGGAGGTTTTACTTTTTTGCCTCTCCCCTGCCCCGCTGGACACGGGCACAAAAATGCCGCCTAGAGGCCATAGGATGCCACGCAAGCGGCGGGAAGCTATTGGAGGGTATAGGAAACACGGGAAAAAGAAAACCCGCCCCAGGAAAGCCCAGGGCGGGCGCTGTGGTACTCAAGATTTTTTCGCCGTCTCCCAGATCACCATAAATGGAAGAAGGACAATAAACAGGATAATCAAGCGGGGGTCATCTCCTCCCACGTTTTGCCCATACGGCGCACAAAATAATAACTTGCGCCGTAGTCCTCTATGGTGTCTCCTGTCGGGGGCAAATCATGCGCCAAAAATACCATGATAACCGCCTTGATCCATTCTCGGCGGGCCTCAAAATAATCTTCCCGTCTTACGTCAATATCATAGCCAACGACAAAACAGAGCGGGCAACGGTCATACAGGCCGGACAAATCAAAATCAATGTACGTTGTTCCGGGAATCGCTGTCAAATCGTTTTCCAACGCTTGCAGCCGGTCAAGCAGTCCAAAACGGGCCGCAGTGTCAATTTCTCTTTTCTTCATGGTCATTTCCTCCATTCTCCGGCGGGCGGGTTAAGCCCGCGCCGCGTTGTCAATGTCGCTTTCCCTAACCGCCCACGTTTGGCGGCGGGGATCGTTTACAAGTTCGAAAGTATACCACCAGCCGCCCGCGTCGTAATGCTCAAACCGGACGTTGCGCACAAGGCCCGGGAATGTGCGGGATAACATTTTCCACAACTCAAGATCAGCCATTCGGCGGCGCTCCTCGAATGTCATTTTTTCGGCCCTCCTCATGCGTACATTTCTACGACGTAAACCGGGGCGGAATTGTCAATCAGCATTTCCCCGGCGGCCTGCACCGCGTCTTTCACACGCTCCCAGCCGCACCCGCCAACCTCTGAGTTGAACTTAATACCGGCGGCCCTAAACGCAGATTCTACAGCGGCGCTTCCCTTGTGATACCCATAGCCCCCAGCTGTTCCGCTCCCGCTGTTCCAGCACCCGCCCATGTCGTTTTTTGCAAATTCTCCGGGCTGATAGCACCAAACGCAAGCATAGGGCGTTCCGCTGCTGGTAAACGCAATTCTGAGATCTACCAGGTCAACGAGCTTCCCGGCGTCCATGTACACGGCCTTATATCCACGGGCAAGGCCGTTTTTCTCTTCCCGCTCACGGTGGGAAAGGCGGATTCCTTCGGCGTTTTGCTTAATCATGGTTGCATTCATTTTTATAACTCCCTTCTTGTATTCCGGGCCCGCCCGTGATACAATAGGGGCGCGCCCTGGGTTGTTGGTTTTCTGGGGTTCCTTGCCCTGGTCGGTGTTGCGAGCACTGGCCGGGGCGTTTATTTTAGCGCTGCAACCCATTTTCCGGCGTCGTCGGTGGTGTAATACCACCGCACCCCAAAGGCCGCCAGGGTGGCCGCTATGGCGTCTATTTCGCGGTCTGCGGGGCTTCGTCCGAAAGGGTCGGCCGCTGCTACGCTCTCAGCCTTAAGAGCGGTGAGCCGGTCCACGATAGGCCGGACGGATTCGGCGGGTTCCTCGGTGGTGCTGGGGGTGAGCATGGCGGCCAGATCGGCGGCCGGGTCGTTGCTGCTGTCCTCTTCGCGGCTGGCGCAAAATTCTTCGCCGGTCTCCGAGTTGGCGAAGATCTGAGCCCAGTAGCAATCACTGGTCTTGCGGAATCCGGCGGCCTGGGCGGCGTTCTCGAGGCTCCAAAGCTGCTTGTTTGTCTGGTAAGTGATGGTCGTCATAGTGTACCTCCCGGCCTGTGGCCTGTCGTTGTTTGTTCCTTGTGAGTATAATATAGCATATCATTTGGGTTGTCTCAATATATTTTGAGATAGTTTAGTATCAGAATAACGCACAAATAACCCGTGTGCAATTTGTTTATATTGTATCATTAGATTATAACCTAAAGATACGGTTAAAGGAGAGGCCACGCTGGCCATAGCAGGCAACGGGCCGTGCAAGCCACACCGGCGGGGGATATTTGGCGGAATAATGTAGGTAGGTCAGTCCCATCAGCACCGAAAACAGAAAAAAGGCCTTGATGTATCAAAATTTATATTGACACAAAAGAAATGATATGATACCATTGATACAATGAAGGAGGCGAGACAAATGAGAATTGGATATGTGCGGGTGTCCACAGAGGGGCAGAATACTGACCGGCAAGACGAGTTAATGCGAGAACTGAATGTTGAAAAGGTATATACTGATAAGCAGAGCGGGAAGAGCAAGGAGCGCCCCGGACTGAAAGACATGATGAATTTTGTCCGTGAGGGAGACACGGTTGTTGTTGAAAGCATTAGTAGGTTTGCGAGAAGTACGAAAGACCTTCTTAGTTTGTTGGATGATTTGAAGGTGAAGGGCGTAGAGTTTTACTCCAAGAAAGAGGCGTTTGACACCACTACTCCGCAGGGGAAATTTGTGTTGACGATGTTCGGCGCGCTGGCGGAGCTGGAGCGGGAACAGATTTTGCAGAGACAAGCCGAAGGGATTGCGGAGGCGAAAAAGAAAGGGAAGTACACTGGAAGAAAGCCTATTGCCGTTGATGAAGATGCTTTCACGGAGCAGTATAGGGCGTGGAAGAATGGGGAGACTTCCCCGAAGTTTATTTGTAAGAAACTTGGGCTAAGCCACGCCACCTTCTATCGCAGGGTAAAGGCTTACGAGGAAAAGCACGGAATAGTTAAAACGGAGGATAACTGATGGATGAAAAAGTGTTCAATCATGGCCTGTTATCTTATCTTGAAGGAAAAGTTGTAGAGAATGGAACGATGCACATAGATTCTGTTTTTCGGTTTGAGAAAAATCCAGAAGATTTGCCTGCGTTCCTTTGGATAGCAAAAGAGAAAAATTGCACTATTGTTTTTGAAAACGAGGGATACACATTCAAGCCGCAGTCAGAAAACGACATGGGCGATGCCACAGTTCTTTCTGGGCTGATGATTTACATGAATATGGGGAAAACATTGTTTGGAAAGCGGGTAAATTATCTGATGAACCTGCTGACAAATGAGAATTGGGTAAAGGGCGTACACGAGCCTATTTTGGGGGAGGGATAATCATGCGGGGCAGGAAATCCACTACTGGTTTGATAATGCTGATTATCCTTATTGGGGTTCCGTTATATTTGTTGTCTGAATATCCGTGGGTCATACTGATACTTGTTGCAGTCGGTGCGGCTGTAATTGTAAGCGTTGTGTCGAGCGGGAAAAATGTCAGACAAGTAGATATGTCAGAAATTGATATAATGAGCGGAGAGGAATTTGAACGATATGTAGCGGCGCTTCTGAGGGCAAACGGTTTTTCCAATGTGCAGATGACAAAAGCAAGCGGGGATTATGGCGTAGATGTTCTTGCAAGCAAAGATGGTGAGCGATATGCGATTCAATGCAAGAGATATGCAAAGAATGTGGGGGTAAAGTCGGTACAGGAAGTATACGCCGGAGCACCCATGTATAAGGCGACACGGTGTGCTGTCATCACAAATATGTATTTTTCTGATAACGGAAGGACGCTTGCAAACAAACTTGGCGTTAAACTGTGGGATAGGACAGATTTAATGCGAATGATGGCAAATGTGCCAAACTAAAAAATTTTTCCAAATGCAAAAAGACGGCTCCATCACAGTGGAGGCCGCCTGTAAGCAGATGGGTATTAGCAAAAGTCAGTGGTATGTGCTGGTAAGGAGAGGGGCCTAAAAATCCGCCGCAGACAAAAAGGAGCGAAACAATGAACAACTTCAAGGTCATATATCGGATATTGAGGTACTTGGAAGCGGCACTTGACTGTGAGGAGTTTGATGTTGAGACGATCAGCCCGTTTCGACTGGGTGTGACCCGTGAGCGTTGGGAACAGATTTTGATTATGATGCAGGACAGCGGGTACATTAAGGGAATTGTTGTGACGAAGAACCTGGGAGATATGAAGCGGCATATTACGGAGCCGATTTGCCCAGAGATCACGATTATTGGATTGGAGTATCTGGAAGAAAACAGGTTTATGCGTAAGGCGGCCAATATGCTGAAGGGCGCAGTGGATGTTGTAAAGTGAAAATTCCGCGAAAAACAAAAAGACCTCCCCAGCAGGGAGATCATCGTTGACAAAATCATATTGGGCGATTATACTGTAAACAGAAAAGGGCGTTGCCGGTTCCGGTCAGCCCCTCAAATTACGTCGAAATGATCGCCGCTCTTGTCAGGACGCCGGCGGTCATTTCTTTTTGCATATCTGGTAGACCAGACTGCAAATACCAACGATTAAAATGCCGATTTGAATCAGATCGGAATATGTAACCATAGGCAGCCCTCCTCTCTGGAGGGCAAGGTCCCTCCGTCATTCGTGAGAATGCTTTGGGCTGACCTTTGCCGACAACGCTTGAACTTAGGATACCATACCACTCGACAAGATGCAAGAATAATCGCCATTGACAGGGAAGATATAAATTATATATAATCAGACACGCGGGTATTTGAGGTTGGAAATGGCTCCCGACACTCCCTTGTATGAGGACGGAACGGGCAGCCGTCGCCCTAGTTGGAGATGCGTGAGTGCTGACACGCCGCAAGAGAACCTGAGATGCAGGATACGCCGCCCTGCCAAATATCCAGAGTAAGCCAGAGGTGTCTGAATGGATGCTTCCGGCTTGCTGCATGATTGGAGGGAACATAATGGACTGGATCAAAGTAACGCCTGAGACTATGCCGCCGGATATGGAGCCGGTGATGGTGACGCTGATGTTTAGTGACGCTGATGGAAAGTTCGTGTGGGCGGATGCCCGATACAACGGCGTGAAATGGGAATATCTATCAAATAGCTGGGATAACGTGTGGAGCGACATAGATGGGGAGGTAACTCACTGGATGCCGTACCCTGAACCGGCGGAGGATTGAATATGAGTGAAGCGTGGGAGAAATTTGTGGAACAGGAAAACAGAAAAAGAATCGAAGCGTTGGAGAAGCAGGTAAAAGAGTTGCGCAAAGAAGTTAACAAAATTGATTTGGCGGAGTTAAAAGTTGAAAACACTTCGTATCCAGCGTCTAACAAATATTGCGATGTTGATGACGATGCTGGTGAATTGGAATAAAATTGATGTAACAGAATAGCCCCCCCGCCACAGGGCGGGCGTATATAGTGCCAAGTGCCTCTCCAGATGGAGCGAACAGTGCCAAGTGCCTTTTATCTTGCGGGATAGGAGGCACTTTTTTCATGGAAATTCAAGAGTTGGTAAAGAAGGCGTTTCAGAGGGACTTGTCTGACCCGTCTGCACTGAATGACGCCTTTGATAGCTTGCGTTTGCTGGAGCCAGAAGATTTTACGCTGGCGCATGAGCGGAACAAGGAAGTGCGACGGCTGTCTGCGAAATTCGCCACAGAACAAAAAAGCATCCGTATGTTCGAACTGAACAAGCGGAGCCTGCTGTTTGACGCGCCGTATGATTTTGACGCACACTGTCGGTATATTGAGTGGAACCGCGAACCTTCAAAGAGGTTCTACTTGCCCAGACGGAAGCAGTTATATAGGGTTGCAAAGGCGTTGCAACGATTGGCAGATAACGAACTAGACTTGCTGGCGATTTCTCTTCCCCCTGGAGTGGGAAAGACCACATTGGCTCTGTTCTTTCTGACCTGGCTTGGAGGGAGAAACCCAGAAAAGCCAATCCTGGGGGGATCTCATTCGAACGCATTTTTGCGCGGAGTATATGAGGAGTGTATTCGTATTATGGACCCGCAGGGGGATTATCTTTGGAATGATGTGTTTCCGGTAGTCAAGGTGGTCAAGACCAACGCCCAGGATATGATGATTGATCTTGGAACAGACCCGAAGAAGGGAAAGCGATTTGCAACATTGGAGTTCTCGTCTGTTGGGTCAGGAAACGCAGGTAAGGTCCGAGCTGAAAATCTGCTTTATTGCGATGACCTGGTTGATGGCCTGGAGAGTGCACTGTCGAAGGAACGAATGGATAAACTCTGGAATCTATACGCAACAGATTTGCGGCAGCGGAAAATTGGAGATTGCAAGGAGCTTCATATTGCGACTCGATGGTCAATCCACGATGTTATAGGACGATTGGAACAGTCCTACGGGGAAAGTAACCGGGCAGAGTTTATTGTCATGCCAGCACTAGATGAAAATGACGAGAGTAACTTTGACTACGGGAACCACGCTGGGTTTACTACGGCATTTTATCATGAGCAACGCGAAGTAATGGACGATGCAAGTTGGCGTGCTCTCTATATGAACCAGCCTATCGAGCGCGAGGGTCAGTTGTATAGCGAGGATGAGCTGCGCAGGTACTTTGAGCTTCCTGATAGAAAACCAGATGCAATTCTGTTTGTGTGCGATACGAAAGACAAGGGCACTGATTACTGCGTCATGCCGATCTGCTATCAATATGGGAATGACTTCTACTGCGAAGATGTGGTATGCGATAATAGCAATCCGGAGGTTGTAGAGGCGCGATTAGTGTCAAAACTACTTCAGCACAAGGCTCAGATGGGCCAGTTTGAAAGTAACAGCGCTGGTGGTAAAGTTGCAGAAAAAGTTCAAAAAGAAGTGAAAGAATCCGGGGGAATCGCAAAAATAACAACAAAATATACTACATCAAACAAAGAGACACGGATCATAGTCAACAGCCCATTTATCAAAGACCGTGTTTTGTTTAAGGATAACTCTGTCATAAAAAAGGATAAAGAATACAGGAGAATGTTAAATTTCCTTTGCGGGTATACAATGGCAGGTAAAAATAAGCACGATGATGTTCCTGATGCTTGGGCAATGTTTGCTGAGTATGTTCAACAACTTGAAGGAAACAAGGTGGAGGTATTCCGGCGTCCGTTTTAAAATACAAAATATTGTGTATAAACTATTGATAAGCGCTATATATTGTGATATAATAAAACTGGTAGGTAGATTCCTACCACCTGTCCACCATCTTTTTTCTCACCTCCTTCACACGGATGGGGTGGCGGCAATAGTGCCGTTGCCCCTACTGTGTGAAATATATGCCGCACGAGTGAATCAGCCCAAGAATCCGGGCCGGAGGGTCGCCCCCTCCATGCGGCAAAGTAAGCTGTCTCAAAGTACACGAGGCTGACTGTGGAAAGACACTATACCGGTAACCCAAGAGCGTCTAACGGGCCCGGAGAAGGTACTTGACGCCCGCCTGTCATGGAGGCGGAAGCGGTGGCAGCTATGACCTGCCCCGGTGGTTCGGCCCAGAGGCGATAAAGCAACTGTATTCTAGATGGCTGGACCATAAAACGCTATCCCGCTGAAAACTGCCGTGTTTGCCTGTGCACGGGCCTTCCAATACGGTGTGACAATCTAAGCGGAAAGCGCACAAAAAATTGGAGTGCATGATGGGTAAGGCAAAGCGTAAACCAAAACCGTCCATGCCGGACTGGTACTGGTGGGAACAGGACGGATGCTGGTTTTGTAAGAATAGAAATAATTGTAATCAATGCAAGGCCAACAGAAGCGCATCCAAACAGTTCCTCAATCTGAAGAGAAAGAGAGATAAAATAGCTGAAAGCAGATTTTATGATGGGCTGGTGTAAAGTTTGTGGATGTGCTTATGATCATTGCAAAATTTATCTGCCTTGTTCTTATGATTGTAAATGCTTATTTAGCCTTTAAAGCGCGGGATAGAAACGACTTAATTGGAATGACTTGGAATTTGGCATTTATGATTCTAATGAGCACTTGTATTAGATAGTCAAAAATATGCCTCTCCTCGCCGCATGAGGCGGGCGGTGGCACCAACTAAGGAATGGGATGGCTGCACGATGAAAGACCCGTTTGAACTGCTCAGAGAGGCATCAGAGGCATACAATAACGATTTACGCCCCTGGGAACAGCCCAAAGAATATTGGGATAGACTGAAAAATTTTTGCGATTACTCAGAGAAGTGGAGAAAAGAAGAAGAGAAAGACATCGTAAGGCCAAAGCCAAAAGACATAGGGGTAATTCACAGAGGGACAACAGAATGGGACGTGTTCCATGGGCTTTCAATGAAACGGCTCAAAAGAAATGGAATTCATTTGTGAACATAGCACCGGGCAGTTCGGTGGGGCAGCGGTTGCTGGACAACAAGGGCCAGCCATTGGAAGAGGCCGAACTAAAATAATAATGCTGCCAGGCCCGCGGAAAGCCTGACCAAACCCGCAGCATACCCCGAAAGGGGTATATCTGGACCATTGGCCCGATGGTCGGGCGGGCCCCTCATAAGGGCTTGGTCTTGGTTCGATTCCAAGATGGTCCACCAGAATTAGAAAGGAGCCGCCCAACTGAATGAAGATTGACATTTATTGTCCGGTCTGTGCCGCTGCTGGCATCAATCATGGAAAAGGGCGGCTTTTGATGCAGGTGGATAGCAAGACAGTTGGCGTTGTTTACCCATACTGTAAGGCTTGCAAGAAGAACATCAAAATCGAATTGAAAGGCGAAAAGAGCGCCTGAAAATATATAGTTTAGTGCCAAGTGCCTCCGGGCAATGCCTGGACGAAGCGTGCCAAGTGCCGATCAGTTACCGAGGAATACTCGGTAGTTGGTCGGCATTTTTTGTTATTCTGGGGGTGACGGAGTGACTGAAAACGATACTGTTCGAGCTATATCTGAGTGGCCGGTTGATGGGCTGACCGGTCGGCGTAAAATCTACACCACAAAAAAGCGAGTCACCCCGGAAAACGTGGTGGAGGTGCTGGGCAAGGCACTGGCCGTGCATCGCATCAACAGGGCGGAAATGTCCTATTTGTATGACTATTACAGAGGCAAACAGGACATCCGGTTGAAAGATAAAATCGTCCGCCCGGAGATCAACAACAAGGTGATGATTAACCGGGCGAACGAAATCGTGGTCTTCAAGTCTGCTTACCTCCTGGATGGCCCAATCCGCTATGTGTCCAACGGTGGAGAAGATGATATTTCCGCCAGTGTGAACACGCTCAACGAGTACATGCGATCTGAGAGTAAAGACACTCTCGACAAGGAGCTGGCCGACTGGATGCACATCTGCGGTGTAGCGGTTCGTATGGTACTTCCCGATGAGGCTGGGGAGGAAGATGGCTCTCCCGCCTCTATCTACACCCTTGACCCGAGGGCGGCGTTTTGCATCTACCACAGTGGCGTAGGGCAGAAAAAGGTCGCTGGTGTTCTGGAACAGGTAGACGAGGAGGGCAAGCCCTACTTCTGCGTGTACACCCCCGAATGGTATTTTGAGGTGCAGAACGGCCAGATCACTAAGCAGGAAGCCCGTACCATCCCCTACATCCCCATTGTAGAGTATGTGAATAACGACGCCCGCATGGGTGCGTTTGAGCCAGTTATCCCCATTCTGAACGCGATCAATATGATTGAGTCCAATAGGTTGGACAGTATTCAGGATTTTGTCAACGCATATGATGTGTTCCAAAACTGCGAACTAGAAGATGGCCAATACAAAGAACTGGCAAAGGGCGGCATGGCGATAAAAATAAGGAGTTTTGACCAGACCAAAGACGCCAAGGTCTACCGCATTGCTTCTGAACTGAACCAGACCAACACGCAGACCATTGTGGACGATCTGGAAGACGCATACCTGACGATTTGTGGGATGCCGAACCGGAACGGCGGTTCCTCTACAAGCGACACCGGGCAGGCGGTCATTTACCGGGATGGTTGGTCTGCCGCAGAGAGCCGGGCAAAGGACACGGAAAAGACCTGGGAGCGGTCGGAGCGGGAGTTCCTGCGGCTGGTTCTGTATATCTGCCGTGAGACTGGCGTTTTGGGTTTGCAGTTGGCCGACATCAAGCCGGAGTTTACCCGCAAGAACCTGTCCAACATCCAGTCCAAGGCCCAAGTGCTGGCGGAAATGCTGAACAACAGCAAGATTCATCCGAAGTTGGCGTTCCAGTACAGCGGGCTATTCAGCGACCCAGAGGACGCATACAGGATCAGCATGAAATATGCAGAAGAACAGCAACGCAAAATGGAGCGGAGTTTGAGGGATGAACTGAATGCCAACAGAAACGAATCCGTACAGACTGGCGGACAAAGCAATAGACCTCCTGAACAGCCGAGCAGTCAAGCGGTTTGAGGACGCAAAAGATGAAGCGGCGCAGAAGGGCTTTGACGAGCTCAATGTGCTGGAAGTCACCCGGACGCTATATGACCAGCTGCGCAAGGACAACCAAGATGTCTTTCTTGAACTGGCGCAAGAGCGGTATCAGGAAGCCGAACCGCACGGAGAGAAACCGCCTGATTTAGCCTGGCTGCTGGCTCTGCTGGCGGCGTACAACGCTGTGACGAAGGTCATTTATGACAACGATGTTGACCGCAAGAGGCAGTACACCGCTGAGGGAATCAATTCCAGCACAGCCAAGGTGACAGAGTTCCGGCGGGGGCTACATTACTGGGCTGATCTGACCGCTACATATGGGGATATCGTGACCGATGAATCCACCCTGAAAGCCTATCGTGATGCCAGGGTGAAAAAGGTGCGCTGGGTGACTGCCGGTGACGAAAAGGTGTGCGAAACCTGCCGGGAACGAAATGGGAAGATTTATTCCATCAATTCGATCCCACCCAAACCGCATAGAAGGTGCAGATGTGTGTATGAACCTATGAGGTAAACAATGAAAAGAAAAATAGTTGCGTTCATTGGAATATTACTTATTTTTTCGATTCTAACAGGATGCTCAAAAGCAATCACAGAGGGAGAAGTTATATCCAAAGAATTTACACCTGCTCATACACAAATTATGTTTATCCCTATTGTTCACACAAACGGGAAAACATCATACACAACACTTATCCCTTTTATTTATTACTACAACGACAAATGGGAAGTGACTATTCAGCAGTACGATGATGAACAAAAAGAAATGCTTTCCGCAACATATCGAATTACGGAAGAAGTTTTCGATGCGGTAACTATTGGTTCAGAGTTCGTGTATTCAAATGATATGGAGCCATTGGAGCCAGAATATACAAGAGAACGACAATAAAGTTTAAGCGGCCCAGCCGTTTGAATATGGCCCCAGAGAAGGGGCGGTACAAGTATCGCAGGCTCACAGAGAAGTGAGGGTAATCAAACGCAAGAACAAGTCGGAGATGACTATAAGCGCAAAGGAGAATTGATTATGCCTACCATTAGCACTGAAAGCATTGAAGGATTCGACAGCATGACCGCCGAGCAGAAGGTAGAAGCCCTGCTCAAAGTGGAAGTCCCGGATAAGGTTGATTTGTCCGGGTATATCCAGAAGTCGCAGTTCGACAAGGTGAGTTCTGAACTGGCAGAAGCCAAGAAAACTCTCAAAGGGAAGCTGTCTGAAGACGAGGCGGCCAAGGCCCAAGCCGATGCAGACCGCAAGGCGCTGGAGGACAAGTACACCGAACTGCTGCGGAAGTCCACCATTGCCGAGCACACGGCCCGTTATATCGCCATGCCGGGCTATGACGAGAAGCTGGCCCGTGAGACAGCAGAGGCGTTGTTTGACGGAAAGATGGATGTGGTCTTTGCCAACCAGCAGAAAGCCAACGCTGCCTATGAGAAGAAGCTGCGGGCTGATCTGGTGAAACAGGACCCCAAGCCTGACGGTGCTGGTGGTGGAACCGAAGAGAAGGACGAGGCTGTTGAATTTGCCAAGAAGCTGGGAAAACAGCGGGCCGATGCCCTCAAAAACGCAAACGAAGGTTTGAAACACTATTTTTGATTGAAAAGGAGAGAAACAGATGAAGTTTACCAAGACTTCTGTTGGCGGCACCATTGAGATTCTGGCCGCTGACGATTTTGTGGCGATCCCCATTTGTGTCACGGAAGCCGCTGCTGTCCCTGCCGGTATGCCCATGACCGCTGCGGGAAAGAAAGTGGCAACCACCTCTTATGCTACCGCTGTTGGTATGCTGCTGTATGATGTGGACCCGACCGAGAACCCCAATGGCGCTTTGCTGGTGCAGGGTGTGGTGGACAAGAAAAAGGTTGAATCTCATGCGAGTATTACGCTGGACGCCACTTTCGACGTACCCGGCATTATCCTGCGGGACAACATTGGCGTGAACGAGTAAGGAGGGATACATAATGGATTTGAGAGAAATTTTTACCCCTGCTGCGATTGCGGCAAACTGGACTGAGGTTGCCTCCAACCAGATTCCCTACTTGGGCGCTACGCTGTTCCCCGCCCGCAAGAAGGCTGGTCTTGACTTGTCCTGGCTGAAAGGCTCCCGTGGGCTGCCTGTCTCTCTGATGCCTTCTGCGTTTGACGCCAAGGCAACCTTCCGTGACCGTATCGGCCGTGAGAAATTGGAAACTGAAATGCCGTTCTTCCGTGAGGGATACAAGATCAAGGAGAAAGATCGCCAGGAGATGCTGCGGGTGCAGGAGTCTACCGACCCCTATGCCGCTGAGGTGATTGCCCGTGTGTTTGACGATACCCGTGACCTGATTGACGGCGCGAACGTTGTTCCTGAGCGCATGATTATGCAGCTGCTGTTCCCGGAGGGCGGAGATGCGGGCATTGCAATCAAGGCAAACGGGGTGGACTACACCTGCAAGTATGATACGGACGGTTCCTGGAAGACCTCTAACTATACCGCTCTGACCAGCACCGCCACCTGGGACAAGCCCTCTACGGCTGATCCATTTGCAGCGTTTAAGATGGTCAAGGATGCAATTCGCTCTAAAACTGGCACTGAGTTAACAGTTGCCATTATGAACTCCTATACCTTCAATCTTCTGGCAAAGACGGATGCGGTGAAGAACCGTTATCTGACCACCAATGCGATTTCCCTTGCTTATCTGACTGACACAGAGGTAAAGGCTGTTATCGAGTCTACAGCGGGGCTTCGTATTGCAATTTACGACAAGCAGTTCCGGGACGAGAGTAAAGTTGCACATCCGTTTGTGCCCAATGGCTATGTTTGCCTGATTCCAGACGGTGCTCTTGGTAGTACTTGGTATGGCACCACTCCGGAAGAGGCAGATCTGCGCGGGGCGTCCAGCGCCGAGGTTTCCATCGTGAATACAGGTGTAGCAATTACCCGTATTCTTCAGGAGCATCCTGTAAACATCAACACCTTTGCGTCTGAAATCGTCCTGCCCTCCTTCGATCGTATGGACGAGGTGGCGGTGATCAACGTCCTGGGGGAATAATTGGGTCTGACACTCTAACCCTTTTCCCCGGCAGTCAGACCCTATTGAGGAAGCAAGTGTCCGAGCTGGTAGGAGATGACCTGACGGTCAAGGCCGATGGCTCCGTGACCGGTACATTTCATCATGTGACAGGATATACCGAGTTCAGTTCCGAGCCGGACGAGCAGGAAGGTTATTACTTCCCATTCCACTTGACCAAGACCGGGACCAAGATGACATTTAAGAAAAACGGTTCTCCGACCAAGCAGGGCATTACATTTGACCCGGACATTATTTTCCGGGTAACAAAGGATGACACCTTTGAAGTCCTTGTGGATGACAGCAGTGTTGTGAAGTTCAATTTTGCTGGGGCCACATTTGAGAGCTAAAAAAGCGGGAGGCAGCATGAAGTTTATTCCAAATTACCGCGTGTGCTACGATGGCCGATTTTATGAGGCTGGTGTTCAGTTCCCTATCAAGGCCGACGACGCGGATATGATGAAGCGGCACGGGACGGTGTTGGATGAACCGACGCCGCCTCCCGCCGCACCTAAAAAGCCGGGCAGACCTAGGAGGGCGGACAATGGACAATCTGGCGAGGTTGAAACTCCGCACGAATGAGCCGGACGATGCTATCCTGGAGGACTGCCTAGAAAGCGCAAAAGCGGCGATCATGGCGAGGCGATATCCTTTCCAGGAGTGGCCGGACGAACTGGAAAGCCGGTATCTGGATTTGCAGTTCCGGGTGGCTCTTGCAATTTACAACAAGCAGGGCGGTGAATTTGAAACTGCTCACACTGAAAACGGCGTGTCCAGGTCTTACGGTTCGGAGGGGATTCCACAGGAACTTCTTTTAGAAGTGACACCGCTTGCAAAGACCATGCAGTAGGGGGCGATTATCTTCCGCAATTTTTTAGCAAATACACAGCCTATTTTTTTCAAAAACCTTGTTGGTATGGAAGAGCTGGTTGATGAATTCGGGAACAGTCTCGGAAGTTACCTCCCCATTTACAGCGCATTGAAATCCGCTATGCTGTGTGTCTCCCCAAACAAGGGAAATTCCGAAGTGGAGCAGTTTGGCTCTTTGGAAGATTACGATCGGACGGCAACCACCGCAGACACGGCCTGCCAAATTGACGAGGATTCTGTTTTGTGGGTAGATGGGGCCGATACTGACGGCCCGTATAACTACATTGTGAAGCGGAAAGCACCGTGGAAGAACAGTATTCAATACGCTATCAAAAAGGTTTCTGTATCCGAGTACGAAGCGGAACAAAAACTGTTTGATAGAAAAGCAGAGATTGAGGCGGCGATGCTAAGTGCCAAAGATCAAACTGAAGCTGAGCACGGACTCGATCAACCAAGCGTTGAAGGAAGTCAAGGCGTATCAGAAGAAGGTTGAAAAAGCCGCTGATGATCTGGTGAGAAGGCTCACAGAGCAAGGCGTATCCCTGGCCCAATTGAATGCATCCTATATGGATATCTATGACACTGGAGAACTGATGCGTGGCATTGAAAGCCAGTACAAAGGAAAGATTGGATTTGTTGTGTCCACAGCTACACACTCCATCTTCTGTGAGTTCGGAACGGGCATCGTTGGAGCACAGAACCCGCATCCAGAGGTTGCGATTGCTGGATGGAGATACGATGTGAACGAGCATGGGCAACTAGGCTGGTGGTACATTGGTCGAGACGGAAAATCCCACTGGACAAAGGGAATGCCAAGCCGACCGTACATGTACGAGACCGCTAAGATGTTACGTAGCATGGTTGTGCCACTGGCAAAGGAGGTAATGTGTTGATAGACATTGAATCGTTCCTTTTCAGTCAAATCGCAGGGGCGCTTCGTTCCACTTATGATGGAATTTTTGTGTCTGGCGAATATGTAGACAGCCCCGCAAAATTTCCGGCCGTCACCATCGTTGAAAGCGACAACAACGTGCTTCAAAAAATGAGAACGGCAGCGCCAAATCTGGAAAACGCCGTATCGCTGATGTACGAGGTAAACGTCTACACGAACAGTGTAGGGTACAAGAAGTCCGAGGCAAAGGATATCATGGAGACCATCGACAATGAGTTTTCCAAGATTGGCTTCACAAGAACCATGTGCAATCCAGTGTCCAACTTGCAGGACGCCACTATTTACCGCATTGTCGCCCGGTATGAGGGCGTAGCGGACAAGAATTTTAGAATCTACACAAAATAAAAAGGGCTGACAGTGCCGAGTGCCTTTGTGCCAAGTGCCTCCCTAAAAAATTAGGAGGTACTATTTTTATGGCTGGAATCCAACTTAGCACCGCGGGCGTGAAACTCCTTTATGCGGCTGAGGCCACGGCTGGCACCCGCCCTACTACGGGCTATAAAGAGATTAGCGAAATCAAGAGCATCCCGGAACTGAACCCAGAGCCTGATAACCTGGAGACAACCACGCTGGCGGAAACCGAATGGAAAACCTACATCCCGGGCCTGAAGGATATTGGAGGTGCGCTGTCCTTTACGGCAAACCTGACCGAAAAGTCTATGGAGGAATGGGAGGGAGTTGTTGATGCCTATGATACGGCGGCTGCTGATAATAAGGCAACCTGGTTCTGTATCTTGATTCCTGGTCTGACTAAGGTCCTGTATTTTACCGGGAAGCCCTCCCCGATGGGTATGCCCGGTATGGAGGTTTCCGCTGTCCTGGAGACGACCCTTTACATCACCCCGACCGGTGCGCCTCAGTGGGAGGCTAAGCCTACTGATCTGGAGACAATGAGTCTCAAGTCCGCGAGAAGTAAGACTGTAGAAGTTTAAGGAGGAAAAGACATGAGCGATAAGATCATTGATATGAAGGACCGAGTTAATCCTGCCCGTGTAACTGACCATGATACTGGAACGGTTTATGAACTGGACTTCACTAGAGAGAGCGTAAAGTTTGCGGAGAACCGTGGATTCAAGGTTGACGAACTGACGGTTTTCCCCGTGACCAGAATCCCGGAGCTGTTCTACTATGCGTTCAGAAAGAACCATAAGAATGTGTCCCGGTCCCAGACCGATGATCTTCTGGAAGGTATGGGAGGTATGACAACTGCCCTGCTGGAGAGGCTGATGCAGCTTTACAATCAGGCCGCTCTTACACATCTTATCGCCACTGACGAGGATGCCGTAAAAAACGCGAAGGTGACTGTGGAGCTGTAAAAGGCCCACAGTCCTTCACGGATCTATTTGAAGCGGAGTGCCCCTACTATCTGTCCATCGGCATGACTTGGGAACAGTATTGGTATGGCGATGTATGGATGGTAGAGGGATTCCGTGAGGCAGATAAGCTTAATCGGAGAAGGACAAATGCGGCGGCCCACATGATGGGAATGTACATTTATGAAGCCTTCTGTGATGTAGCTCCAGTTCTCCATGCTTTTGCAAAGAAGGGCACGAAGCCTATTCCCTATAGAACAGAGCCGTATCCAATGAGAGGAGAAGAAAAGACAAAGCTGGAATCAAGTCAAGAGATTGAAAACGAGCGTTTGAAAGCACAGCTTTTCTTCAGAAATTGGGCTAGATCTGCCCAAAAGAAATTCGGATAGTTCTCCGGTTTGTACCTTGCTACGAAAATAAGTTGTAGCGTGAACCTTGACAAAGCGTTTTTCAACGCC